TCAGATCGCGTATCCCCGCCGTAGATACCGATCACACATCAGCTTGTGTATATGCCTTTCCAGATCGCGACGAGTCCAACCCTTGGCGAGATAGTGGTCTTCGATAACGTGCCAGAACTCCAGTTTGCGGGCGGACTCAATAGCCTTTTTTGCAGGAATGCGCTCCCGCGCAATCAGGCTGATGAACTGGCCGAGGAACATTTCGCAGTTACGCCCACTGAAGCCCTTGGCGGTCTTGTAATAGCGCCGGTACTCGGTGCGCTCGATCAGCGGATCGCACTCGACCTGGACGCGAGCGTCCTGGCTGATCAGGCTCCAGAAGGGATCGTAGACCGCTGTCCGGCTCAGCAGCTTGAAGCTTTCGCAGGCATAGTTCCACAGCCCTTGCAGGTGCGGGCAGAGGCCCTCATAGGTGCGGCAGCCAATGACCTCCCCGGAGGCCATACGCGAGCCTTCGGAGAACTGCTGGACGATGGAGTGGTGGAAACGGAATTCGAGCCGCCAGACCGTTTCCAGGGGGTTATAGGCCGGGTCGCCATCGCCGAACGGATCCCCGTTCAGGGTCGCCCACACGCTTTCCCAATAGTCGAGCTTGTCGGTGGCCCGAGCCTGGAGGGTCTTGTTATAGATCGACAGTTGCAGGCCGTTAGCCGAGCCGAACATGTACGTCTCGCCACGCCCGTAGACCGAGGCGTTGCCGTCGAATTCGATCCGCTCGATCCCGCTGATTTGTCGCACCCGACGCGAGCGGCAATGCATGCGGTCCACCAGATCACGAGGCGGTTTCCAGCCCTGCACATCCAGCGCGATATGCACAGCGGCTTGGTTGGTTTCGCAGTGGCTCAGCACGGCAGCGGCCAAGTCATCCAGCACGCCCTGGAGGATGCGCGGATCGGCGCCATCGAGGGCATGGGGCGACACCTCGATCTTGAGGTGCGAGCCGAGGGTATCGACCTTGATGTTGTGATTCTTGATCAGCAGGATCAGCCCCAGTTCTGCGTTTTGCAGGCGGTACTGATAGCCGGAGTCGCGACCGATACGGCCCTTGGACCACTCGTAGCCGGCGAACTCGACCACATCCACCGAGAGGTCAAACAGCGCCATGACTTCCGGGCGCAACTTGCCGTTGTACAACTGGCGCACCGTATCCACGCCGCAACGCAGGATGCGCACGCCTGACAGGTCGGTGAACGCCCCCGTCATGGAATCAACGAAGAGCCGTCCCTTGGGGGAGTCCAGCAGTTGTCCGTCGGGTTGCAGCTGGAGGCGGTTTTGATGGGTCACTTTCTTCATGGTTTCACCTAACAATGTCCATTAATGTCCAAATCGCGGGGTGCTTATCTGACGTGTTACAGGGGCGTCAGCCGGCCCCGCCGTGGCGCTTGCTCACTCCGAGACGAGCCGTTCGCGCGCGCCCCGGCCAGGCCGGCTACAGCGGCCATACCGGCCCCGTCGGCGTCACCGCCACCGCGAAGAAGAAGCCCGCCAGATAGGCCAGGAACACCAGCCCCAGGGCGGCGAAATAGCTTGTCCAGTTCATCGGCTCCCCCTCAGTTGATCGAGCGCGGCAAGCGGCTGGTGTCAGGAACCACCGTCACCCGCACGGCGGCGCTGTTCGCGGCGGCGGGCGGCACGTTCGGCGCGGCGGTCTGAGCCGGCGGCGCGTTGCCCAAGGCGCTACGCCCGGCGCAGGCGGCATAGCCGGACCAACCGCCCTTGAAGCTCAGTTCTGCGGCGCAGTTGCCCCGCGGCACCACGGCATAGCCGGTGTCGGTCAGGTCACGATCGGTGAGAGTGAATTCGCTGCCGTCCTGGCCCCGGACGGCAAACAGATAGGTGCGGCGCCCGGAGGCGGACAGCAGGGTTGCCTTGACGATGAAGTCGCGGCCGGCGAAGGGATGGCCTACAGGAGCAGCGCCCGGAACGCCTGCGTGCCCAGGTACATCATCAGCAGCATCAGGACCAGCCGCACCAGTAGCACGCGCAGCACCCACAGTAGGACCGGCTTGAGCAGGCGCAGCAGTTCCAGCAGCAGACGGCGATACAGGGTCGCCCATGAGCAGACGAGGTCCGCCGTCATAAACCACAGACCCAATAGCAAGGGCCGGAATTGCCATGAATAGAAGAATCTTAGGTTGTCTAAAAAGGCTCTTGCCGGCGATGGTGTCGGTGACGGAGCCGGTGGCTGTCGATTCATAGAGGGCGAAGGTCTCCTGGCGGATTTTCTTGATCTCGACGATCACGTCGCGGGCCGGCGGTTTGTTGTCCTGCGCCGAGTGCTGGCTTTCCTTGTAGCGGCCCCGAATGCCGATGACGGCGAGGTTGGAGTGCAGATAGGCCTTTTCCGCCGTCATGCGGATGTCGTCGCGGATATAGGCGATGTTCGGCGTGGTGAGGATGATGTCCCAGTTGAAATGCCGGTGCCGGGTCCAGGCATCCAGCCAGCCCATGGGCCGCCCGGCTGCCTTGGCCGCTTCCGGGCCGTCCGGAAAGTCGAAGCGCTTGAGGTCGGCTTCGCGCCAGGACTTCAGAAAGATCAGTTGGGTTTCGTCGAAGATGATGAACGCGCCACGCGGCGCCCACATGAACCAGGTGCGCATCTTTTCCATGTCATCCAGGTCCTCGAGGTCGAGGTTGATGACGTCGCAACTGGAGGGCGTCTCCGGCATCACTTGGAAGATCCGTTCGCGGGTCAGGCCGCGCACGTTGGTGATGATGACGCGGCCTTTCTTGATCGCGGGGATCAGGTCATCTTGGATCGCGCCGGAGGTCTTGTAGGAGCCGTTCGGGCCGTGATGAATCTTGATCGCCATGTCACTTACCTATGAAGGGGATGAAGGACATGGAGAAGCGCGTGCCGATGGCAGCGAAGATCATGTTCACCGCGTCCGGCAGGCCGAAGAACGCCAGCAGCGAGCGCAGGTCGCCGTCCAGGGACGAGTAATAGGACGTGATGGTCGAGCCGATACCGATGCCGCCGACGACTTCGCGGAACGCCTTGTAGCCGATTTCCGCGACGAACAATTGCATCTCGAACCAGCCCTTGATGGCCATCTTGGTCAGCAGGACAAAGGCGTCGGTGACGAAGTCATAGACGCCGCTGTAGAGGAAGTCCCAGAGGGATTGCATCCAGGCGAGAATGTCGGAGAGAAAGGGAATGTCCATGGCGTTTCCTCAGGAGCGATAGAAAACGATCCATCCGGCCAGGATCGCGGCGATGAACAGCACCACGTAGCGGATGACGGAGAGTTCTTGGGCGTACTGGGTGAGGCAGACGTCGTAGCGCTGACCGAGGGCGGTAAAGTCCCAACACGGCAGGGAGCCACCGCCGGTGCCCAGGTGAATATCGAACTTGGAAGCGAGGACGCTTTCGAACTTGCCTTGCAGTTCCTGGAAGTCCTTTTGCGCCTTGGCGATGGCGTCGTCGTATTCCTTGATGGTCTTGTCGAAGGAGCCTTGCTTCGGCTCTTTCAGGCCTCCCCCGCCGGAGCCGTCGCCGCCATCGCCACCGGTCCCGCCGCTGGAGCCGGACCCGTCGCCATCGCCGCCGCTACTGCCGTCACCGCCGGGCGTGGTGCCGCAGTCACTGCCAACATGGCCCTGACAGGGGTTGTTACCGCCACCGCCCCCACCGCCGCCGCCGCCACCACTGGAGCCGTCATCGCCACCGCCGTTACCGGGCTTGGTGCCGCCATCGCTTCCACCGTCGCCGCCGGGCGGGTTGCTGCCACCATCGCCCCCAGTGCCGCCGTCCCCACCCGGAGGCGGACCGTCCCCCGGGCCCACGTCGCAGCCGAAAGCACAGGAGCCCTTGGAGGTGAACCAGTTACCGGTGAACGAGCCGATGACCCGGCAGAAGGTTCCACCCGCTTCGCCCTCAGCGGGGCCGATACAACCATCAATCGAACTGACGGCGATCTCACAACCGAGGTAATTGATGAAGCGGGAAATCGGTGCTTGGTGGCCGCCTTTTTCATAGAGCGAGCCAGCCAGAATCTTGCACTTATTCTCCCGGCATTCGCCGGCACTGAGATCAAGCTCAGTTCCCTCAGGACACCTATCACCTTTCAAATAAACATCCGTATTAAAAAGAATCCAATCACCAGAACGAACCACACAATAGAAAACCTTGCCCGCCTCACTTGGATTTGACGAAGGTTCCATAACAAAAACCCGACCAGGGTCCTTGGAAAAACTGCTGAAATAAAGATCACAGCCAGCCGTAGGGGATGAAACTTTCTTATTAAAATAACCCATGTACCAGTAATAATATTCGGCATGAGCTGCCGAACCAAATAACAACGTAATAATCAACAATATGAACCGAGGCATAAAAAAGGGGCCTTTCGGCCCCTCCTCCTGTCACTGATACTGGCCGATTTTCAATCCCGTCAGCAGCGCGGACGCCATGAATGCGCCCAGCATCAGGGACCAGATCACGTCAGGCCTTGCGCATCGCGCCGATGACCAGGGCGAGGCCGACCAGCACCGCCACGGCGGCGATCACCAGCTTGGCCACGGACCCGCCATCAGTGCTGGCTTGCGCCAGAACCCCCTTGGTGGTTTCGTCGAGCAGCGATTCGGCGAAGGAGACGTTGGCCACGGCCAGGCCGGCGGTGGCGATGGAAGCGTTGCGGAACAGGGTTTTCATTTTTTCCATGATTGGAACCTCATTAATTGCGCGCTTTGCGCATGGCGGAAATGATCAAGCCAGCCCCCAAACCAACGGCGAACAGCCCGATGGTCCCGGCGAAGCCGAGGCGGAAGGCCGACGGGTCGAAACCACCCATCAGCAGAGTCAAATAGCCCTCTGCCTCAGGCGGCAGCAGGTAGGTCTGTATCCACTCAAGGTGCGTACAGCCGACCGTGCCGTCCGCGTTCTGGACCCAGGTCTTGCACACTTGAACCGATACAGAGCCTTCCATTCGTGCAGTCCTCAAACAGCCAGGGAGGCCGCTAGGCCGTCGATCCAGCCCCAGGCGTAGCCGGTGGCCAGACCTACCGCGAACAGCGAGAGATAGCGGAGCATCGCGGCCTCCTACGGCTTACGCCTTGACGTCCGGAGACTTGTCTTGTTTGTCCTGGCCCTGCGGCTGCGGGGCCGGGCGCGGGGCTTGGGCCTGTGCTTGCGGGCGGGCCGGGGCTTGGGCGGTCGGCGCCATCGGCTTGCCGCCCACGGCCAGCAGATCCACGAGGACCTGGGTATTGGTGATCCGGCCGAAACGGTCTTGGGTCGGGCGGACCACGCTGGCGAACTTGCAGAGCACCGGCTGGCCTTCGAAAACGATGGCGTCCAGCAGGGTCGGCTCGATGTTGTACTCGCTGATCTCGAAGCCCTTGGCGTTGCCACGGGCACCTTCCGGGATCGGGGCGATGGACTGGACCGAGGCGTAGATTTCCCCGGTCTTGGTCGAGGTATAGGTGTCGGTCTTGGTGACCCACAGTTCGACGACGCCGCCTTGGGTTGCAAACATGTTCATCGGTGTTTCTCCTTCAATTCGCCTTTTTCGGCGTGAGTTGTCCCGCCGTTGGAATTTTCGGAGTTATTCCGATCAATCAACGGGGTTGTTTACTTCGGTTTTCTGGACGTTCTGGAAAGGCCTAGATCAGTGCTTTCAGGTGCATCTCAGCACAGAAAAACACTACTGAAAATAGGTTTTAAACACTTTTTTAGTTGTTAAAAATAAAAGTCCAACATAGTCCATTAATGTCCATTTCAATATTTAATTTAATTAATGTTTTTAAACTTTAAAGCTGGGCGATCCCTTCGGGTCGGGCTCTATTCGCTAGCGAACCAAGCCAACCACGGGTACTCGTCTCGGCCCATTCGGGTAACGATCCCTATCGCAACGTCGTCTCCGACGGCCAAGGGGGACGCTTCCCCTTGGAACCCGCAGAGCAACACCAAGGGCTCTGCCCTTGTCATCCCGCTCTTGCCGCCGAGGGCTCGGGAGCGCGGGGCGGAGGAGCTGCCCCACACTCCCCAGCGGAGGCTGTTTCAGGGGGGAGGCGTTCAAGGGTGCGCTGCGCCCGTGCTTCCGTTCGCCGGAACGGTGAAGCTGTTCCGACGAGCCGGGAGCGCGGCCCTTGACCGGATCGGCCACGATGCGGGCGGCCTGGATCAGGCAGAGCAGGAGCATCGCTTTCAGGGTGTTAGCGAGCATGGGTCAGCCCTCCAGTTGGAATGCTTCGCGCACGGGCACAAAGGGCGTGGGCTTCCCGCTGTCGTACACAACGTGCCAGTACTTCGGCGGACGCCGGGACGGGTCGTGTTTCGCGCAGAAGGAACGGGGACGGCAGAGCCAGCGGCCATCTTCCAGATAGGGCAGCCCAGGGGGCCGGCAGTCCGGACACGGCGACGGGTTGTGCAATGGGATGGCCTGCCTTGCGGACCAGCACACAGAGCAGGCGCAGTCCGAGGCGTGGGTTTGGCGCAAGTAATTCGGAGACGACATGGTCAGCTTCCTCCTTATCTTGGCGAGCACGGCCCCAGGCGAGAGCTTCAACCCGCAGGTCGGTCAGATAGGATTCTTCCGGCTGGGAGAGGTAGCCGGCGTCCATGAGGCCATCGATCAGCATCAGGGCGCGGTCGAAGGGTTCGCTAGGGTGCTGTGCCGTTTGCAGCAGATAACCTTCCAAGAAGGTCAGCAGCGCATGGATGGGGTTGCCTGACAGCATCAGAACTCCTCCTTTTCCATCAGCTGATGGGTGAAGAGCGCAACATTGACCATCACGTGCTTGCCGATCTTGTGCGCGGGGAGATAGCCCTTACGAATCCAACCACGGACGGTTTCGTGGTCTTCCCCCATGCCAATCCAGTTCGCGAAGTCCCGCCACGGCAACACCGGGGGCGCCGCGCGGAGGTCTTGAGCCTTGATTTCTTCCACTTCCATGGCCTTTGCTGCACTATGTTGGTCTATAGAGGACTATGGTCTTGGACTATGTCCATTGACTATGTGCAAACAATAGCTCTTGGACTATGTCATGTACATAGTCCAAATAATGATTAATACCTATTGAATGAGCATCACAGATAGAGCTTTGCTATTGATTGGCCGTAGCAACCTAAGCGCCCTGACCAGAGCAGGTGCGACGGACTACAACCGATGGGTAAGCATCAAGCGAGGAAAGGCGCGAGTGGGAGCGGACGAGATTGAAATCCTCGGTAGCGTCTACCCTGCGTATCGATGGTGGCTTACCACAGGCGAAGTCATGCCGGAAATTGGACAAACAAGCCCTGACTACGACGAGGCCAACCGAAACTTGACCAGTCAAAGCGCGGGATAGCGATTACACAGGAAGTGACTAGGCGTTGGTATGCCCGAGGGACTGAGAAAAAGATATGAATTTTGAAAATGTGTCTTTAATGGAATGGATGACGTTGCTAGTGGCTGTTTTAGGCCTTTGGATTCCTGTTCGGGTGTTTTCAAAAAATAATAACAAAGAGCTGTTTCAGTTGCGACAGAGAGTTGTGAATAAAGTAGAAGAGGCACGTTCTGGTTGGCATGCTCTTAATCGTGAAAACAACTCTTTAATTAAGCGGACACAAACGGACTCCTCTATCCCTGCTGAGCTAAAGAGTATGTTGATTGAGTTTTTAGAAGGGCAGGGGGAGGCTTTCAATCTCTGGATAACAGATGCGAATGCATTAGCTAATGATGTGCAGGTTAATATAGGTAGTTTTAATGAAAAAAAGTGTCGCGAGTATCTTCTAAAAGTGGAGCCTGCAATTGAGATGCTAACTAGAAATCAAGGCGTTGCTGAGAAAAAGTATAATGAAACCCTAAGCAACTTACCTTCTAAGCTGCATAAAGATATTTGATTCTAAATAATTTTACTATATCTAAAAGCAAAAACTAAAAGCTGTTAAAGCATAGGCGTTGGCATACTCGCAATATAGGACATGAGTACATGATCGAGATACTCGCTCTTCCAATTATTTAAAGGGGATCTCAGTGCAAGTTGAAACATGTTTTGGGGGGCTGTGTTTTTATCCCTTGGATCCTAATGGTCCTAAATTTTTTGGATTTTCTGAGTATCTGGCCGGTCTTGCCCTTATGGTTTTAGCTTGGACCACGGCCGATGTCAGATATAAGTTCAGAATTCAAGTTGCTCCCGTACCGCTGCAAACTATAACTTTTTATGCTGTAGCTGCTGTTGGTCTGTTGACGCTATTAACGGACCTATGGCGTGCAAATGGATGGCTGATCCCCAAAGGACAATTGTTTACCCTGGCTTCCTGGCAAGCTTTTTTAGGAGGAGTATTTCTTACAACGTTTCTTGTCTGGTCATTTTTTGCATTCATTCGTCCCCCAAAGTTCAGCTGGTACAACGGTACGCGCTTTGCTAATAGTTTATTGAATTTTGTGGCCAGAGGGGCTCCAGCCGAGTTAAGTATCATTTCCGATGAAATTTCCCGTTCAATAAAGCCTATCATAGAATATGCTGTCGGTAATGGTAGTAACTTACGAAGTGCAAAAATTGCTGCACAGGACATCCTATCTATCATCGCTGATAAGCGTATGTGTCAAGCTATTGTAGAGTCATCTCCTATAACTGCATGGGCTTTGTATAACGAGATTCGCATTTCGAGAAAATATCAAACGCCAGCAAGAGTGTTTTCAAGAAATATAACAACCCAAGCAATTAGCTTTAAGGAGTCATTCATATATCATGAGAGTAATGAGTATGATTCCGGATTTATTGGTCTTCATAAACCAATTAGTCAAACTATGTTTGGCGACTATCAAATGGCAGAATGCCTAGGGCTTTATACTCGAGTGTATAGGCCTTCCTGGGATAGTGAACAATGGAGTGCATATACCAGAATTTTGCTGATAACGCTAAGAGACTATATAGGGAACCATTCGGGTGAGGTTTCACTTGTTTTAATTAATGCTCTGGATAATATCTCTGATTCATTAAATGAAATCCATAAGATTAATGGTAGTGAGTCTTTCTTTGATGCTCCATCATTTAAGAATCTCATGGTAGTGGTGAAGTTTATAAAAGAAGTTGCAAGGCTTTTATCTAAAGCCTCCCCCGAATCATACTTTCTTCAGAAATATGCTGCGCATAATTTTTTAGATGAATTTGCTAAGTTTATTTATAATATTATTTGTCGCGTATCTTATATAAGAGGACCTTCGAGAACTTGCTGGACGATACAGTTTAGTGTGCTATGGGGAGATATGTTTGGTTTTGGAGACTTCAACTCCGCTGCTGGTAAGATTGTTCGGTTTAAAGTTCATATGTTGGTGTATCGTGAAGTAAGTCGATTGACTCAGTTTCCAAATTTTACAGGTGCGCGCCTGCTTGGGCTTTGTTTGAATGTTTTAAGCATGGATAAGAATGGAGTCGGGTTAGATAAGGAAGATAAAGGATTGCAGCAAGCGATTTTGAACTGGACAAAGAGCAACTATGCTAGGCTTTATAGAGAGAACAGAGAATTGGCCGAAGCTTGTTTAATAGATGGCATTGTTTATGAAAAAGAAGAAAATAGATTGACGAAGGAGTACCACGGTTCACCTCTAAGAAAAGAAAAGAAGTTTTTACACCTTTCTCTAGATTCAGTAGTAGAGGATTAGGAAATAAATACCAAGCAAGTGTCGAAATCACAAGCCGGAATTGACCAACGAAGGCGACTTTTCCTAATTGCAAGTCATTGATTTATCAGTAATTGTCCAGCATAGACCAAATAAGACCACCCTAAAATAGGGTTCAATACCCACCACCCACTCTATCCCTGACAGAGTTAAGATGCAGGCTAGTAACGGGTGCACAGCTTACGTTGGCTTGACCTCATAATCCTGTGTCGAAAAAGTGTCGAAATCACTAGCTAACAATGGCCAGTTATGACCACATGGTAAATCCCAACACACGCTCCCCACCCAGCATTGCCTAGCGTTGGCCAGTTATGACCAACACCCCAAACGGCTCTGCACTTCTACGCACAAAGCGACGCCGACCCCAGCCCCTCCCGACGCCCGATGCTAGTCTTGTCCCATGACTCCCGACCTCGACCACCGCCTCGACCTCGCCGGGCAGATCCTCTGCCTGCTGCGCGAGCATCCCGAGGGGCTTTCCGAATACCAGTTGATCCAGCTGCTGAAGGCCCGCCATTCGACGCATATCCCCCATCGCGAACTGGCCGACAAGCTGGTGCTGTTCCGCACCCATTTCCTCCTGTTCAACGCGCTCTACCACCTGCGCGACCACCTCTGGGCCGAGCGCGAGGCGCACCTGGAGATCAGCCCGCTGAGCCTGCGCCTGCATCCTTACGTGGATGGCACGCAGGCGCTGGAACAGGGCGATCCGCTGCGCGACTACTACCTCGACCTGCGTCACCTGGGGGAGACCAGCGAGGCCGACGTCGAGCGGCTGCTGCAGAGTTTCTGGACGCGCATGCAGGGCAGCGAGGAGAAGGCTGCCGCCCTCGCCCTGTTCGAGCTGGAAGGCGCGGTCGACTATCCCGCCATCAAGCTGCGCTACCGGCAACTGGTCAGCCAGCACCATCCCGACCGCGGCGGCAGCACTGCGCGCCTGCAATCGATCAACAAGGCGATGGAAATACTGCAACGCTATTACAGCCGGCCGTGAAGCTTCGATTTGCTCTAAACCCGCGAGCGACGCGGGCTCGGGCCGTTCCTATACTGCGACATAAGGTCGCATAGGTCGGCCGAGCACCGGGTGGCGCTGTCCATGCGCGCCCGGCGCTTCGCTGGGGGGCGACCACATAAGAACGAGGAGGAAACGGCATGATCCATCATGTATGGGGGCTCTTCACCCATCCCGATCAGGAATGGCAGGAAATCCGTGGCGAAGAAGAAAGCATCAGCCACATGTACCTGACCCACATCCTGATCCTGGCTGCCATTCCGGCGATTTCCGCCTATATCGGCACGACCCAGGTCGGCTGGGTGGTCGGCGGCGGCGATCCGGTCAAGTTGACCCAGGCCAGCGCGTTGCAGATGACGGTCCTCACCTACCTGGCGATGCTCGCCGGGGTGGCGGTGATGGGCGCGTTCATCCACTGGATGGCGCGGACCTACGACGCCAATCCGAGCCTGACCCAGTGCATCGTGTTCGCCGCCTACAACGCCACGCCGCTGTTCATCGCCGGGCTGGCGGCGCTGTATCCGCACCTCTGGCTGGGAATGATCGTCGGGGTGGCGGCGATCAGCTACACGGTCTACCTGCTCTACGTGGGGATTCCCACCTTCATGAACATCCACAAGGACGAAGGCTTCCTGTTCTCCAGCTCGGTGCTGGCGGTGGGCCTGGTGGTGCTGGTGGCGATGATCGCCCTGTCGGTGATCCTCTGGGGCAGCGGGGTCGGCCCGGAATACACCAGCTGA